CCCTTCTTTAAGTGAAAAAAATCACTTACCTAGACCCCATTCCCAAAGTGGAACGGGGAAGGCCGTAACTAAAACCCTATAGAAAGGCTAGCTACCAATGTAATCATTAACGATCACAGGTTTCGTTTGCGTAGAATAACGCAACGTGAACGGCTTCCGGGAATCGCTTCCACGGAGAGCACCTATCAGGAAGATGAGATCGTCACCTCCCTCCCGACCCGGGCGGTACGCGGTATCAACACGGGCTGTGCAACGCAATAAAGCGTAACGCCAGTTCTGCGTGTCGATATTAAAACCAACGTATCTACCGGTCATAAAAACATCGAGAGGCACCCAAAAGGCGCCATCGATAGTTGTAGAGACCATCCAGGGATCCACTTCTAAAGTTTCATCTTCAGAAAGAATATCTCGAGGATCATCATATGATAACAACCGGACTGAACGAGGAACTCTCTGTAAAAGGAGATTTCGGACCTTCCGGAAATAGTCATATACGTGCGGCTCACGCCGTAGGCTCTGATTATAGAGAGAATAGATCCGCCCCCAAGAATCCAGGGGGCTGTCTATATAGATAGGACGAACGTTCACGCCGGCATACCAGTCGGTGCCACACGACTCGCGGAAGGGACCTTCAGAAAAGGTTTTCCGCGGGTTGGGGATAAACCCGAGCCTACGTAAATTTCTTACGACAGACTCGAATACATTACGCCTAACAATTATGTCGTCACCGTACACTCGGAAATCCGAGCGTACAGAACACATAACCGAAGAGGCGTGGCACACAGCCGCGAAAATAAGCGACTGCAGTGGGAAGCAAAAACCGTTTCCCATGCTAACGAATTTGCTGTACTTTCGCACAACGCCTTCGTCAACATAGTAATGGCACCTAACGGAATCGAGTAAGTCACCCCACAAGGGAGGCAACGCGTCCAAAACCATCTCGGTAGCCATCGTATCTGACGCTGATGACAAGTCAATCGTACAGTACGGATTCTCATCCTCCAACGATCCCAAGCGAGCCAGTTCCTGATTAGGGAACTGATTACTGAGATCGAGACCGACCCTGCGGAGCTTTATCCGCATAACAGAGTCGATCCCCTTTTGAAGAAAGGAATTCAGAAACGGCTCCACCGCTATCGACCTATCGGTCTTAGCGGTCTTCGGCACGAAACTAAGCTTGTTGTAGTGCACCAAACTAACCCTTCGACGGAAGGCGCTAGATAGCAAAGCGCTATCTAAGCATATGAATGCCTTAGTCTCCTCACGGAGTAGGTATTCAACGATATGGAAATTCTCACATATCGCTCCCAGGGCGTAAGGAATAGCGCGCGGCGTCACGGACCACTTGGTACTCGAAATCTTTCGAGCGACATTTGTGGCATTTCCGTGAACACCGATAGCCGCGCCGCCGGTGATATCACAAGACTTATAGATCTGGTCCATATTCGGAGCGTCACTTAAGACACCGCGTATATAACCTCTGATGTGATGCATGAGCACCGCATCAGGATCTCGACCGACGCTTTTAATAGCATCGAATCTCTGGTTAACCCGTCCACATCGGTGTTCAGCCGCGTGGAATGTTTTTCGAGCTGTTAGCCTGGCATCAAGACCAGACAATTCAGACGAAAGTGGGTATTTCCGGATAAGTGCAGCGATCTGATGCATCCGATAATGCTCAATCGGCGACCCATACACAATCTGGGTCATAGCATCAGCCCACTCCATCAACGATGCATAATCGCGGAGCTTCAAATCAAGAAGAACACGAATTTGCACATCGACGGAATAGGAATTCTCCGTAACAGCTACTACCAGTACTTCCTGCCATAGTTGCAGGGCATCTGGAGTCCTCACATGGCGTAAAGCCTTGCGCAGGGCGTTCAAGGGAAGCATAGAGCTCTCCTAATTTTGGTTAATGGGACATCCCAATTGGTATGTCTCACAGACGTGCCCTACTGCGGCCATAACGGCCGTAATAAGGATTACTGCGAGGGTCCTCTGAAGCCAACTCACGATGCGAACCGATTAGTTCGTCAAATCGAGATTTTTGGCAAGGTCCTTCGCAGCTTGCAAGCCCATAAAGCTTGCAACGTCTGCCAAAAGAACGTCGACATCTGCGCTGGCAGCCCCCACAGGGATATTGATGTTGACATCGATGGTCGCAAGACCGGTCGTCGTCAACGCTCCCGTGAGAGTCAGGGTGCGCGATTGCTTCATACGCGATCGCCCGACGCCCGAAAACGCGGTAGTCGGCTTAGGCTGAGTCCGGTACAGATCAATGCGATCCGTAACGGATAAAGTTTGGGCCGGGCCCATGTAGGGCACCGAGTTCGGGGACGAAGGTACGTCCGCGGTGAAGGTTTTGGTATTGACGGTCAGTGACATTTGGATAAATTTCCAATAGATTTGATGGAATACCATCATTTTGATTGACGTGATCAACGCCACACCGAAGCCTTTCTAAAGGGCTCTAAATCCTAAGATGGAATAGTGTGAATAGAAACATTCCATTGTTACCCAAACCAGAGATGGGAATCATGTGCACGGCCAGTTCGTCTTACGACCTCCTTGGCCATGCGGGCACTATTCCCGACCCTCTGATGGAAAAGAGCGGCTAAGTCGAGTTGCCTCGCAGAGTCGCTCAGCGTAGTCAAGACATTTGCCTTGACAGCTAACGATGGCAAACCAATGTAAGGGCTACGACTGTAGCGCACTACATGGACGCTGTCCAAACCGCGCGTACCAGCAGCTGTGACACTCCCCCAAGGGGAAGGCCACACATGTTTGGTAATTTGGCGAGTGACTACGATCTCTTCACGAGTAGTAAGCCACTCAGCCAAACGGTTCGCGCCCGCGACGGGCGTAATAGCAGCCAAAAACTGGCTGGTATTAAAAGCCCAATCTACCACGAAAGATAAAGGAGTCAGAGCCCAGGCAGTTGCCGGGACTTGCCCCAACGTTAGACCCCACTTATCGCCAAGCCCATAATCTGAGGTATACTCATACAATAGACCCGCCGAAACTGTGGTCGTACGTTCGACGTGATAAGTAATATCGCACAATATCTCTCCACCGAGCACTATGCTCGATTCGGACCAATCCAAAGCATCACGCTGCTCTTGACGAGCGCGGAATGTCTGACGGTCCGGGCGGGGGTGAATAAGGTGCTTATCGCGGAAGTTCTCAAGGAACGACGTCACTTCACCGATCATCGGCCGCACACCGTAGCGGAACTCAAGATATAAATTCTCGAGCTCTTTTACGATGGCGGAGTCATCACGATGTAAAGCGCCGCGTTTGGGTGTATAGGAAGTTTTCCTATACAACGAGCCTATCCTATGCTCAAGTACACCTGCCAACTTCAGGCCCGTCTTTAACGGATTCCTTAGATATGACAGGGACTCGCGCAATTCGCCAAGAGAGACTAAACCAGCGTAGTCTGGCCTCTTAACATTGGCGAGGGCTCGCGTCCGGACCTCATTGGTCATCATACTTGTAGATGGAAGCTTCCACAAGTAGGAGTCAAGACCATACGGAAAGCCCAACGGTCTATCACTCTGTTTTAATGAGTGAACGACACCGCCTGACGAAATTTGGTACAGGATAGTACCAAGCCCCATCGTGCGCGTCTCGGAATTCCGAGACATTGGACTATTGATGATCTGACCCCGGTTTCGAGCACGTGAAAAGCCGGGAGTGACATTGTCTGTCATAATGACAAACGTACCACCCACACCTGTTGTTACAGTAGTGGTCCCAGTAGGCTCAGGATTGGGTGAATCCCAAGACTTTGTGTCCATCGTTTTATCGATGAAGCCACCCTGAGTTCTCGTGCGAAACATATCGGACTCTCCTTGAAGGAGATTGTAGTGTTACGGTAACACTTTAAACAACCGGGGACTATGTCCACACTAGGGCCGTAAG